GAAACAACAGCAGTAGCTTCAAGACGATACTTGCCAGGAGTAGAAGGAGTGTGCCAAGATGGATAGGAAACAAAAAGAATAAGAGAATCAGAAGAGGCGTTATAAAGGACGGACATACTACGAAGAGAAAAATTGAGAGTTTCATTCGCACTCGAATAATACTCATTAAACCCCATAATAACTTGGGAGAAAGATTCAATAGCCTGTGTTCCAGACTGATTAAGGTTAGAAGAAATATTAGGAAAACGAATACCAGTAGCAAGCGAACGAGAAGTACTAGGGCCGGAAGTCGTTTCAACAGCAGACATAGTATCAACAGGATACAATATAACATCCTGCGACAAAGTCATAGCAGAGGAAGTATAGGAACGAGAAACAGAAAAACCGTACTCAGGATTAACTAAAAGAAACTCAAGGGTACCGGAAAGGTTTTCGCCGCTAGTATAAGAAGAGCCAGAAGTGCGACGCCATTCGACAACACGGGGGGAATCAACCTGAATATAAGAGCGAGAACCAAGAGGAACAGGAGCACGCCACCAATCGGGATAATTTACAGGTAGAGACCACCAATCATAATAGCTATCGGAAACAGTAGATTGAATCGAAGAAGATTCCGTAATAAAGCGAGTACGATAAAGCTCACCATTGACATATGGAGAGACATGAAAGTAAGTAGACTGTGTTCCAGATTCATTTGCAAGCTGTTTCTGCTCAGTAATGACCCATTTTTGAGTAGAAGCATTATTTGAAGCGAAACAAGGCAAACACAGAGACGCACAAAGCATCAGAGCCGAAACAAGGGTGACGAATCGCTTCAACAAAAACCGAGGCTTTTTCTTCAATTCGCGCACCCCCTATCACGGCAAAAGAGGTATTCCTGTCGGAGATCAATAACAACAGTTGGTTGCGGGCGATAGATTTGAACTACCAAGTCAAGGCTCAGACCCTTGCGTGTTACCATTACACCAACCCGCCATGCGAGAGCGGCGAACCGCTCTCCCATAGGAAATGAAACTTGGGTTTGAACAAAGGAAGTTAAACCTCCTCGATTCCGAGCAAATAGCCGTTGCGGTCAAAGTCGAGATCATACGTAGCGCCAACTACAATGAGCGCATAAGGCATCATACCAGCACTGACATTGATTCTATCAACCTGCATACCGGAGCAATAAGTGTCTGGACGCATATCATATTCGACCATCATGGTAGTAAAATCATAGTCTTTACCAGCCTTAGACGTACCGACACGGTGAGACTTACCAACTACAGAAACCTTCATAAAATGACCATCCTTTCATCAGAATAAAGTAATATCATCAAACCCGTCTTCACTAAAGGGAGAGGGGTCATCAGCAAGTTCACAAAATTCCTCAACAGCAATGCGAGAAGATTCCGAGAACTGCGCAACTTCCTGAATCAGCGCCAGAGGGGAAAACGGAAGACGTTCATCATAGAACTGCTCCCACTTGCAACAAGCGAGGAAAAGCAGGTCAGGACGATAAAGCAGGATATCAATAATCCGATGACCGAAGACGTTAGCAACATAGGACATTTTTTGCTCTTCGGTATGGATAAAAACGGAGAATTTACGAGCAAGGTCATCACTAAGGGGATGCAATAAATCCTTACTAAAGGAAATGCGAAGGGCTTCGAGGTCAGTCACGAATTCCATATCTTCCCAGCCATCGGGAAGAAGAGTTTCATTTCCGTAACGATTCCAAGTTTTATGGAGATAGGCGAAAAGCTTCTCAGGGTCTTCATAATAAGACCAAAAAAGCGGAGAAGGGTCATAAACAGTACGACCGGAAGAATTCACACGAGAAGTATATTTCAACTCCAACTCGTAGCGAATAATATAGGAATCATCGGGGCAGTAAAGAAGCTCACCAGAAGCCGCACAGAGCTTATTTTCAGGGTCTTGCAGGGACTTATTATAGATGCGGCAGAAGACCGCGGAAGACGTTCTACGACCAATATAGACGGTAGTGGCATCACCATAGCCATGATACATGAACTTGCGAACTTTACGGGCTTTTTCGGGATTATTCATCTCATCGACAGAAGCAGAAATAACACCCAAATAGAACTCGCGCCAACGTTGCCTTGTCATAACAACGTCAAAACAAAAGTCAAGCCGCGAAAAGTGACCGTATACGTGACCTTCCTGCATCAGTGACGCAAGTCGCGGCAAGGTGGAGCGGAAAAGCTCACAACCATGGCCAGACACTTGTAAGGAGTGCGGAGACTGTTTCGAGCCGTTGTTCGGCTTATAGAAAAGTCCAGCAGGGGAATTATAAGGGGAATTCTCACTTGCGTTGGAAAGCTGCGCAAAGTGCAAATCACACTGAGCAAGAGCATCTTCGATTTTAGGAATAGAAATTGAACCCTGCTCAAAAGCAAACGTAGCATAGTCAAGTTTAACAACCGTTTTCATGTGAGAAAACCACCTTTCATTTCCATGGCTAAATGTTACCACAGTATAAATGAGTTGTCAAGAAGAAATTTTAATTTCGTGGGCGTATTACACACACGCCCACGCTCCCGCCGTCACGGCAACCACTACGTATCGGAAGCCCCTGCCAGCCTGTTTTGGAAGGGCGAGGGCTTTGCCCTCGCGGGGACGGGGGACGCGGTGGAGACGCTATCGCGTGACTAAACGGGGCAACTGCCTGCGAAATTTCGCAACAGAAATAAAAACAACCCCCCCTGACCCTAAAGGGCACGGGGGGAAGTTTTTATTTCGAGGGGGTCTTGCTGATAACCTGCTCTGTATCGTATTCTAAGGCGCTTACCTGCGTCACGGACTTAGGGATGGTATACCATCTTGCCCTGCCCGCCTTACGCACTGTATTGACCAGCTCTTGCCCTCCCTCGGGGCGATGTTCCATGGCAATGCAAGAACGATACGGAGTAAGGCGGCAGAACCAACCAACGCGGTTACAGAGATAAATGCGGTCACAGAGGTCACGAATCTTTTTATCAAAGTCCATGGTCTGAGAAGATACAATAATTGTCAAATGATACTTGCGTTGCATTTTGAAGAACTCGACAGCTTCGCGGGGCATAGATTTAAAGTCACGGTTAGAGTGGAGAACACCAATTTCATCAATGAGAATGAGGGAATCAGGAAGAAAGGTCTGTTTCCAGTATTCCGGCTCTAACTCATAACCAATACCCATATTACTATAGATAAGCCCCTTATTAGCACGAAGCCACTTATCAGCAACACGAGACATATACAAAGATTTGCCAGAGCCTTTTGAACCAACGACAGCCTCAAGCTTGTAGGGGTTTTTGCAATAGTTATCGATATAAACAAAAAGCCAGCAAATGCAAAAGATAAGAATACCATAAAGCATAACAAATAATCCTTTCTAAATGCGAAAACGTCGCCGACCCCAAAATGGTCGGCGGCGTTTTCTCTCAGTCGTTAGGAGCGGCCGGGAATCCAACGGCGGAGGATACGGAGAACGATGCCCGCGATAGTAAGAATCACGAAGACAAGGAGAATGGGCTGAGACTCATAGAAATCAATGAGCTGACCCATCCAAGTAATCATCGAAGTGAAGAACTCACCAACCAAGGAAAGCAGCGTTGCGAGAATAGAAGTAGAAGCGCCCTGAAGTCATCATCCTTTCATAAATATTTATGGCACCTGTCACGGACGGAACAGGAGAACCAACATAGAAACAACAGCCGCGAAGACAATGAAATAGCCAATCTCAGGAACAGAGAAGATGCCGAAGCAATACTGCAAAGGTAAAAAAACCATCAGCTCATGCGCCCCCAAATCGCATTTTTAATCCATGTAACAGTAGTGATAAAGACAAGGACAACAAGGAGAGCAGAAACGCAAGCTTGCGGGTTGAGAACCTGAGACGTGATAGTGGAATCTTCCTCATAAGGTAACTGAATGAGTTGAGATGAACTGTTATAGGAGTATCTTTCAGACGTATAGCCGGATTTATGAACCGTCTCAGTGCGTTCAACGAAAAACGTATCGCCGAACCAATCCATAATGTTAGTGAAAGAATTACTAACATCAGGGAGATTTGCATACAAAGCCGGAGTATCTGCGGCGCGGTCATCATAAGCAGTCAAACTCCCCTCAAAAGGTAATTCTTCATCCGGCGGCACATAACCGTCACGGAGGTCTGGAGATTCAGTAATATTCTGCGCGGGTTGCTCAGAAGCAGGAGAAGCTTCCGAGGAGAATTCAGCAAAGGCTTTAGAGTCCATATCGGCGACAGCCTGCGCGGATGCCTTGAGATAATCATACTGCTGAACAGTCAGGTCACAAGAACTACCGTCTTTATACTGCACTGTATAGACAGTCACACCGTCAGAATCAACCCAAGTTTTAATAATAGTAGGGACTTCCATCATTTTTCACCCCCATCCCAAAGACCACGGAGAACAAAGCCAACGAGCGAAAGCAAGAGACAAACAAGAACGAAATTACCAAAGGAACCGAAACCGAAAAACGAAAGATTCAAGACATTCGCGATAAACGATGTTAAAGAACCGAGAGCAGAAACAAAGTCTACCATGGCAACCAATCCTTTACGAATTTATAAATACCGAGGGCAACGAGGAAAACGACAACGGCAATCACGAGCGCCCCACCGCTACCGAGAAAGCCGAAGACCTGTTTGAAGAAGTCGATAAAAGTCATCCGTCAACCGCCTTTCGTATCAACATACGGAGCACAACGGCACCGAAAACCATAAGAGAAACTATGAAGAGGAACCCGCCAAGATTCTGAAACAAGGCATTGAGAACCGAAATAGAGGACGATGCAACGTCAGTATCAACAGTTTCAGTATCGTTCCAGCCCTCAATAGTATCCTTTCCGGTTTCGATATTGTCAGACGCTTCTGGAAACTGTTCGAGAAGTTCTTCGCGGAGGTTCTCAAAAGCATCATTATTAGCGGGAAACTCGTCACCAACAGAAAGACCAGGCGGCAACTTATTAGCATCAATCCAATAAGAAACAACAGCAGTAGCTTCAAGACGATACTTGCCAGGAGTAGAAGGAGTGTGCCAAGATGGATAGGAAACAAAAAGAATAAGAGAATCAGAAG